AGTAGATGTTGCGGAAATCCAAGAGGATATTGAACGTGGAGTACGTTCAAGAAATGCGAATTACCAAGCATTGGCCTTCGCAAAATTTCTCAAAAAACTGTAATTGTATAAATATAGTATAATGAGATTAACATTAAGGAGAACTCCCAAATGTCAGAACTAGATAAGACAATTGAGGATTTGGAAGCAGAAGTTGCTGCGGAACTAGAAGAAGGAATGCACGATGCCCCTAAGAAAGGCGCCGTTGCACCAGAAAAAGGTTCTAAGGTAGAAGGTGATACGGAAGACCTTGGTGCTCCTGTGGTAAAAGGTGATGAGAAATCAGGGCCTGATGCTGCAAAGAAAATCAAGAAAGATACATCTATTCCTACTGCCGTCAAAGGTGACGAAGCACCCCAAAAACTCAAAGAAGCAGAACACTCAGACGATGAGGATGAGGAAGAAGACGAAAAGGAAATGGATGAGGGCGAACACGATGAGCCTAAGATGAAAATGCCTAAGACAGGTAAAGCTGCTGAGGAACTCGTTGCACAGTATATGCAAACAGCTACAAAAGACCAAAAACTTAGAGTGGCTGGTCACTGCATGAATGCACAATACGGTGATAAGAAAGATATGCCTGAAGCACTTGACATCGAGTCCATTGACGTAACTGATGACGTAAACGCACTTGTAGAAGGTGAAGACCTTTCAGAAGAGTTTACATCAAAAGCAAAAACAGTATTTGAAGCTGCAGTCAAATCCAAGTTGCGTTCTGAAATTGAACGTATCGAAATGGAGAAGACACAAGACTTTGCTGAAGAGACTGAAAAGTTCAAATCTGAGTTGACTGAAAAAGTCGATTCGTATCTTGACTATGTTGTTAAAGAGTGGATGCAAGAGAACGAACTCGCTATTGATAGAGGGTTAAAAGGTGAAATTGCAGAAGACTTTATCACAGGACTGAAAGCACTCTTTGAAGAGCATTATATTGATGTTCCAGATGAGAAGTACGACATCCTTGAGGGTCAAGCTCAAAAGATTGAAGAACTTGAGGGTAAACTCAATGAAACAATCGAAAAGATGACTACCATGAACAAAGAGAAGTCCACACTGGTTCGTGAACAGGTTATCGCAAAAGTTTCAACAGACCTCGCTGAGACTGAAAAGGAAAAGTTTGAGGGATTGGTTGAAGATGTTGAGTTCACAGATGAAGAAACCTTCACTGAAAAACTTAACACCTTGAAGGAAAGTTACTTTCCTAAAACAGTTTCTACCCAAACCATTGAGGAAGAAGTAGATACTGACAACAAAGAAGTTGACGTTAGTGGCGCTATGGCTGCATATATGTCCGCTATCCAGAAGTCGAAACCCTATGGGGCGGAAGCTTTTAACATTGTGAAAAACGAAAAATAATAAATAGTAATAATAAAACATAGGAGAGAACGAAAATGTTCAATTCAGAAAATCTACAGGAAAAGTGGCAGCCAGTACTTGAACATCCAGATTTGCCTGGAATTCAAGACAACTATAAGCGTGCGGTCACTTCTGTCATCTTGGAAAACCAAGAAAAAGCGCTTAGAGAGGACGCTGCATTCTTGTCAGAAGCAGCTCCTGCAAATAATACTGCGTCCGTATCAAACTGGGATCCCATTTTGATTTCATTGGTAAGACGGGCGATGCCTAACTTGATTGCATATGATATCTGTGCAGTTCAGCCAATGACTGGCCCAACTGGACTTATCTTCGCAATGAAGTCTAGAATTAACTCTGCTGGTGGTGACGAAGCACTCTTTAATGAAGCCGATACCGACTTCTCTGGTGCTGGTACACACGCTGGTACAAACCCTGCTATCTTGAATGACTCCCCTGCTGGAACATTCACTTCTGGTACAGGTGACACCACTGCTAACATGGAAGCACAAGGTGACTCTGCAAACAATGCTTTTGCTCAAATGGCATTCACCATTGAAAAGGCAACTGTTACTGCAAAGACACGTGCTCTTAAAGCAGAATACACTATGGAACTTGCACAAGACCTTAAAGCAATTCACGGTCTTGATGCAGAAACAGAATTGTCAAACATTCTGTCTTCTGAAATCCTTGCAGAAATCAACAGAGAAGTTGTACGTTCTATCTACAAGGCTGCAAAGCCTGGTGCTCAGACAGACACTACTACTTCTGGTATCTTCGACATGGACACAGATTCAAATGGTCGTTGGTCAGTTGAGAAGTTCAAGGGTCTTATGTTCCAACTTGAGAGAGATGCTAACGTAATCGCTCAACAAACTCGTAGAGGTAAAGGTAACATCGTGATTTGTTCTTCAGACGTTGCGTCTGCACTGCAAATGGCTGGTGTACTTGATTACACTCCTGCTCTTAACAACAACCTTCAAGTAGATGATGCTGGTAATACTTTTGCTGGTGTATTGAATGGTCGTTACAGAGTGTACATTGACCCATATTCTGCAAATGCTGCTGCAAAACAGTACTTTGTTGTGGGTTACAAAGGTACTTCACCTTACGATGCTGGTGTATTCTACTGCCCATACGTGCCGCTTCAAATGGTTCGTGCAGTTGGTGAGAATACTTTCCAACCAAAGATTGGTTTCAAAACAAGATACGGTCTTGCCCAGAACCCATTCTCAACCTCTGATGCAACAGACGTTACACTTGGTTCAAATGATAACGTCTACTACAGAAGAGTACAAGTGGTCAACCTTATGTAATAATAAGAGTTGGGTCAACCAACCACTTCAAAGGGGAAACTTCGGTTTCCCCTTTTTTTATCTGTATAAATAATAGTATGGTACAGATAAACGCACTTTCACGACAACCTACAGAACTAGACTATGCAGACCCAACCAAGTTTAAGTTCAGTATTAACAAACTTCCCAAGGTAGAGTTCTTTACTACCTCATGCAATTTGCCTGGCATAAATCTAGGTGAGGCAGTCTTCCCAACACCGTTTAAACAGATTGCTGTTATGGGTGATGACCTTACATTTGAAACACTTGAGATTGGTTTTTTAGTAGATGCAAAGTTAGAAAATTATATTGAACTGCATAACTGGTTGCTTGGAATAGGTTTCCCAAAATCGAGAACACAGTTCTCATCATTTAAGAATGCAAACACAGATGCATTTCCTACACAGGCAGGAAGCACTGGTAGTGCAACATCGCCTGGCACACCATCTAGTGTACAATCTATGTTTGGTGATGCAACACTTACTATTATGTCTGCAAAGAACAATCCTGTTGTTGAAGTGAGATTTCAAGATGTGTATCCTGTCTCAATCGGTGCTCTTGCGTTTGACCAACAGGAAGGTGATATAACTTATTTAACATCGACTGCGACATTCCAGTACAAATTGTATGAAATATTTACATTATAAATAGTTTAAGGATGTGGTTCAATACCCTTGAACACCCACCTAAGACCCTCAAGGTCAATATATCTAACGCAAGGAAGATATGTAATCACATCCCACTTTGATTTGAAGGATATAGTATGGATTTGACAGAACTACAAGAAATGTCTGCTAAAGACTTAAAAATTGATGACCAACAACTGGACATCGAATCTCTTAAAACGCCTGAACTCTACGGCAAATACCTCAAGATATTTACACGTTGGAACTTGTTACTAAAACAAGTAGAATCTAAACATCGTATTCTGTATCGACAGAAGTGGGAATACTATGGTGGTAAAGCTGACCCAGAGGTTTACAAAGAAAAACCTCTTGATTTAAAAATACTAAAACAGGATGTACCGATTTATCTTGAGGGTGATGAAGAGTTAATTGAATCTCAACACACAGTAGAATACCATAAAGCAATGTGTGACCATGCAGAGAAGATGTGCAAGATGTTGAACAATCGTGGTTTTCAAATCAAGAATGCAATTGATTGGAAAAGGTTTATGGAAGGTTCGATATGAGATATGGTAAACCACATATCACAGAACGCATTGGTGCAAAAACAATTTTTCAAACTCTAAGACACGTTGGTGAAAAATTAGAGGATGCAAAGATTGTTGGTGCAAGTGGTCATGTTTCTAGAAGTACTAAGATTGCTTGGATTAAGGATAAAAAGATTCTATCAACATATCTTGAATATGCACAGGCGGCAAATAAAAATGCTGGATGGAATTTTAATATTGACATGATTGAACCTTTACAGTATGCAGAATATTCGGTTGAGGATGAATTTGGTTGGCACGTTGACCAACACAATAAACCATATTCGGATGGTAGAGTTAGAAAGATTAGTTTCTCAGTATTTCTTAATGATGATTTTGATGGTGGTGAGTTTGACATAGAAACAGGTAATCCAAACCAAAAAATAAGATATGAAACAATTAAAGGGAAATCAAATCATGCATTTTTCTTTCAGTCAGATTATTGGCATAGGGTAAGACCTATCACAAAAGGTGTACGCAAAAGTTTAGTTGGGTGGGTAGTTGGCCCTATGTTTAGATGATTATATCAAAGAAGAATGAAGTATATTTAACCGTAGAAACGGACAAAGGTATCGCAAGAGAACTTTCAGATTTTTTTACGTTTGAAGTGCCAGGGGCAAAGTTTATGCCTCAATACCGAAACCGTATGTGGGATGGAAAGATACGATTATACTCATTGCAAAGTGGTGAAATATATTTTGGTCTTTTACCTTATATTGAAGAGTTTGCAAAGCGTAATGAGATTGAAATTGAATATAAAGAAGGAGTAAAAGATGAACGACCCATACAGGGAATGGATGAATTTGTTGGAAGAGTGTCACCTCAGTCCAAGGGAAAGACTTTGGAGATTCGTGATTACCAGATGGACGCATTTACTCATGCGGTCAGAACAAATCGTAGTTTGCTTCTTAGTCCTACTGCTAGCGGTAAGTCACTAATAATATATCTTCTTGCAGTTTGGTATGCAATGAAGACAGAAAAGAATGTTCTTATCCTTGTTCCCACAACATCTTTGGTAGAACAAATGTATACTGATTTTGTTGATTACGGATTTAAAGAATCCATGATGCAAAAGATATATCAAGGATATTCAAAGAATATTACGAAACCTATAACAATATCCACATGGCAATCTATTTACAAGATGCCTAAAAAATGGTTTGAACAATTTGGTTGTGTCTTAGG